TTTAAAGGAAGGGTTTGATCCTAAAAGTGATGATTATTATGAGGAAATTAATGATTATATGAAGAATCAATTTCCCAATAAATTTAATCAAAAAGAAGAAGTGAAAGAAAAAGCTCCTCAAACAGTTGCTGGAACTTCACGGACATCAAAAACAAGCGGTTCTAAAAAGGTAAAACTAACTCCTAGTCAAGTAGCGATTGCAAAAAAACTAGGTCTTACTCTTGAACAATACGCAAAATATGTATAGATTGGAGATAATATGGTAAATAAAACGTCAAGATCTAATGAGACTAGGGAAAAAACAGCTCGTAAAAAAGGTTGGACTAGACCCTCTTCATTAGACGCACCCCCAGCACCTGAAGGTTTTAAACACAGATGGATTAGGGAATCAGTCAGAGGATTTGATGATACGAAAAATATCATGGGAAAATTACGAGAAGGTTGGGAATTAGTCCGAGCCGATGAGTATCCTGATTGGCAACTTCCTACCATTGATGATGGAAAACACGCTGGTGTGATAGGGGTAGGTGGGTTACTGTTAGCTCGTATGCCAGTAGAAACTGTTGAAGAGAGAAACTCTTATTACAAAAACTTAACCGAGAGCCAAAAAGAGGCTGTCGACAGCGATCTACTGAAGATTGAGGATCCTCGGATGCCGATCAGTAAACCCCAAAGACAAACCAAAGTAACTTTTGGTTCAGGAAACAAGTCGTAATCGGCACGGTTTGTTAAACGACCAATACTAACAACGTATTACAAAGGAGTAATATTATGGCAAATCAACAAGGAAACTTTGGATTTCGTCCAGTGCTAATGCTAGGTTCTGCATATCAGGGTCAAGGTCAACAACAAATGACCATAGCTAGCAACGAAACGAATTCCATTTTTATGGGAGATCCTGTCGTGTTAAACGCAAACGGATCAATCTCTCGTGGGTCCTCTGCTGGTGCTGAGCTTGTTGGTGTTTTCAATGGTTGTTTCTATACAGACCCAACTTCACAAAAACCAACTTTCTCAAACCACTATCCAGGGGCAATTGTAGCTGATGATATCGTTGCAAACGTAATCAGTGACCCAGACGTAGTGTTTGAAGTCAAATGTGACGATGCAAACGCTGGACGAGCGCAAGTCGGTTCAACTGCTAATATCGCAACTTATGCAGCAGGATCTACCAAATCAGGTATTTCAGGCGTATCAATTGACGGTAGTACATTTGCAACTAGCAACGCTTCAAACTTCGCTGTTTATGATCTTTCAACAGATCCTGACAACAGTGACTATACTGCTGCTAACGCTAACATTCTTGTTAGAATTAACAAACATCAGTATAGAGATACCACAGGAATCTAAACTATGGCTATATCTAGAAGTCAACTCGTTAAAGAGTTAGAACCAGGTCTAAACGCACTGTTTGGCTTGGAGTACGCAAGGTATGAAAACGAACACGCAGAAATCTTTGACAACGAATCTTCAGACAGAGCGTTTGAAGAAGAAGTAATGTTATCAGGTTTCGGTTCTGCACCATCAAAAGCAGAAGGTGCTGGCATATCTTATGACACAGCGGTCGAAGCATACACTTCACGTTATACACACGAAACAATTGCATTAGGTTTTGCAATAACAGAAGAGGCAATCGAAGATAATCTTTATGATCAGCTTTCTTCTCGTTACACAAAAGCTCTTGCAAGATCAATGGCAAACACAAAGCAAGTAAAAGGTGCTGATGTTCTAAACACAGCCTTTGCTGCTGCGGGTGCTTCAGGAACTAATCCTGGTGGTGATGGTGTATCACTTATTAATACACAACACCCACTAGCACAAGGTGGTCTTTTATCAAACAGATTAGCAACAGATGCTGATTTGAATGAAACATCACTTGAGCAGTCATTAATTGACATTGCTGCATTCGTGGATGAGCGTGGTCTTAAAATAGCCACTCAAGGTAGAAAACTTATAATTCCAAAAGAATTACAGTTTACTGCTGACAGATTAATGGCTTCAGCTTTAAGAACAGGAACTGCTGATAACGACATTAACGCAATCAGAAATATGGGAATGATTCCTGAAGGTTATGTAGTGAACCACTTCTTAACTGATGTGAACGCATTCTTCATTAAAACTGATGCACCTAATGGTCTAAAGCATTTCACAAGAACTGCTCTTTCCACAAATATGGAAGGCGACTTTGATACAGGTAACGTAAGATATAAAGCTAGAGAGAGATACTCATTTGGTTTCTCAGATCCTAGAGGTATTTTCGGAACTTCAGGCGC